GAGGATCTTGGTGTCAGCCGCAACGCCATTGCCCGAACGCTCGATCTCGATCCGGCCACTGTTACACGTTGGGCTGCCGCCGAGGGCGTCGAGTTCGACCGCGCACCGACTGCTCTCGCTGTTCGTGCGCACACCATCGACCTCGCGAAGGACCGCCTAGCGCTAACCAGGGAGATGATGGTCGTGGCGCGCGAGGGACTCGCTGAACTCGACGATTCGTTCACGGTGTACAACTTCGGGGGCAAGGACAACACGTTCGCCGAGCACACCTTCGACCGGCCGCCGCCCGACGTTAGACGGCAGGCGCTGACAAGCGCGGGAATCGCGTTCGACAAGGCCACCAAGGTGCTGGAGAAGACGAACGAGGGTATCGGCCGCGCCGAGTCGCTGGTCGATCACCTTGAGCAGTTCTTCGACGCACAGCCAGATGATGACGGAGACTAAGCCGGCCCCGAGCCTCTCGCGGAAGCAGATGCGCTCGATCGCACGGTCGAAGTTGAAGAAGATCGCCCTGTGGGTTGGTGCGGTGTCAGCCGGGAAGACCATCGCGTCCCTGTTCGCCCTGTTCATCGCCGTGAAGCGTGCGAAGGGCACCGGGCTGATCGTCATCGTCGGGAAGACGCTGCAGACCATCGAGCGCAACATCATCGAGCCGATGCAACGGTACGAACTCTACGGCGACATGGCCACACAGGTGTTCCACACTCGCGGTTCCAACACGGCCATGATCCTCGGCAAGGAAGTCCACCTGGTTGGCGCGAACGATGCCCGCTCGGAGGAGAAGATCCGCGGCGCGACCGTGGAGATCGCCTACGTTGACGAGGCCACACTGCTGCCGCTCGGCTTCTGGGAGATGCTGCTCACCCGCCTGCGCGTCGACGGCGCCCGACTCCTCGCGACCACCAACCCCGGATCGTTCAACCACTGGTTGCGTCAGCAGTTCATCCTGCAGGCCGAGCAGAAGAACATGATCGTCTTCCACTTCACCATGGACGACAACCCCTCACTGACTGCCGAGTACGTCACTGACATGAAGGCATCGTTCACCGGTGCTTTCTATGATCGGTTCATCCTCGGGCTGTGGACCAACGCCGAGGGCGCAATCTTCGACATGTGGGACCCTGCCAAGCACACCATCGCCTGGGCCGACCTGCCACCGATGCGCATGCTCCTCGCAGTTGGCATCGACTACGGCACAACGAATCCGACCGCCGCCATCATCGTGGGCCTCGCGACCGAGACCGACCGGTACGGCAAGGAACACTCGAAGCTGTATGCAGTCGACGAGTGGCGGTACGAGTCCATCGCCGAGAAACAGAAGCTCACCGACGCTGAACTTTCACTCCGCCTCCGCAACTGGTTGGCCGAGCCCCACCTGCCTCCAACACAGTTCCCGCTGCAACCCCAGTACGTCATCCTCGACCCGTCTGCGGCGTCGTTCCGGGTGCAACTCCAGCAGGACGGGCTGATCTCCACTCAGGCTGACAACGACGTTCTGAACGGCATCCGCACGGTCGCGTCGCTGCTCTCCGCTGGAAAGCTGCTCGTCACCGAGCGGTGCCCGGGATGGCAGAAGGAAGTCACCGAATACGTGTGGGACCAGAAGGCCACCGACAAGGGCGACGACAAGCCCGTGAAGGCCAACGACCACTCGCAGGATGCCCTCCGGTATGCGCTGCAGACAACCGAATCCATCTGGCGTCAACACGTCAAGCTCGCAGCCTAAGGAGGCCTCATGGCAAACGCCGACCAGTGGCCACCCTCCCCCTTCCACATCGCGGGCGCACGCTACAACGAACACCGCGCCTGGTGGGCTGGCGATATGGCCACCATCAAAGCGATCTACTCCGGCACCGGTGTTGCAACCCATGTGCATAAGGGTGTTGCGCATCGTGGTGGTGTTATTGGTGGCCTGTCGAAGATGTTCTGGGGGCAACCTGTTGCTGAGGGTGAGAACCGCACCCAACTGCATTTGCCGTTGCCTGCTGATGTTGCACAGAAGTCGTCATCGTTGCTGTTTGGTGAAGCGCCCCGCATTGAGCTTCCCGATTTCGAGGAGAAGAACAAGTCCGGTCAGGCACGCCTTGATCTGATTATGCGTTCTGACGAGTCACACTCGCAGCTGCTGATTGCTGGCGAGTACGCATCCGCTCTCGGTGGTGCTTACCTTGCCCCCGTGTGGGACACCGACGTTGCCGACCATGTCTTCCCTAAGGCGTATCGTGCTGATGTTGCGATCCCCACGTTCCGTCATGGTCGCCTCGCTTCGGTGAAGTTGTGGACTGAGTACCGCACCGACAACGCGAACATCATCTTCCGCCTCATCGAGGAGCACACGGCTGGTCTGATCCGGTACACACTCCACAAAGGTAGCGAGAACGTTCTCGGTCAGGCTGTGCCCATCACTGAGCACACGGAGACTGCACACCTTTCAAGTCTGATCTCTCCTGTGGAGTACCTGGCTCTTGCTACTGATGGTAAGTACACGGTCAGTGTTGCGACAGGTATTTCCGAGATGGCGGTCTCGTACATTCCCAACATGCTTCCGAACCCGGATTGGGAACAGTTCGGGCCACTCGCCTCAGTTGGTCGTTCCGACTTCCTCGGCAACGAACCCGTTTTCGACAAGGTCGACCAGATGTGGTCTTCACTGTTCCGTGATGTTGACAACGGGCAGGGTCGCCTCACCGTCCCCGAGTCATACCTTGAGACTTCCGGTGTGGGTAAGGGTGCCACGTTTGATGTGTACCGCCAGGTGTATTCGGGCATCAACGCGCTCGGCTCTGCTGGCGACTCTCTGGCGTCACAGATCACACAGACTCAGTTCGACATCCGTGACGAAACACACCTGAACATTATTGATGCGCTCGAACGTCGTGTGTTGCGCACGATCGGACTGTCACCGAAGGAATTCGGGAAGGTTCAACCGTCCGGCAGCAAGACCGCCACCGAAGTGAATGATGACAGAAGCGAATCTGAGGCCACACGAGACGTGAAGGGCATCCACGCCCGACCTGCTCTCGCAAAGCTCGCACGCCTCTCGCTGGCCATCGATGGTGTGGTGTTCCCGGGTAAGGGTGGCGGCGAGTTTGGCATCCCTGAGGTCACGTTCGCAAAGATTTCGCAGGAAGACCCGGAGAAGCGGGCACGCACGTTGCAGATTCTTGACATGGCTCGTGCGATCTCTCTTGAGGCGCGTGTGCGTGAGCGTGTCCGTGACGACAACCTCACAGAAACTGAGATCAAGGAAGAGATCGCCCGTGTGCAGCTGGAGCAGGGTAAGCCTGCGCCGGATCCTGCCACATTCACCGGCGAACCCGGCAAAAACGAGGAGCTGGCCCCATGACAGACATGATGGAGCGTCGGATCCTCGGCCCGAACCACAATCGCCTCCTGACCGTCGAGGAACCCAAGCTCGGCAAGCAGCGTTCCGGCACCGCCTCCGCGGCAACCGCGATCGACCTGCTGGCCATTGGCTGGACCGAGTACAAGGGCCCGGCGACTGCCAAGGGTGGCTGGGTGCAGCCCGGCACAGACCCGACTCTCAGGCCACGCATTCGCACTCGATAGGAGTCCTCGGTGCCCGCATACGTTCCAAACCTTGAGAACCCGGTAGACGCTGCGGACTTGATCGAGGAGTTGGGCGCCGAACTCGCCGCCCGTTATGCCGGTGCCGAGGATGAGCTGATCCGTGAGATTGCGAAACGTTCCTACCGTGATGTGGCGTTGCAGCAGGCTCTAGCTACTGCGACTCTCACCGCTGAGCAGACAAAGGTATTCGCCGACAGGATCGCCCAGAACCGGGCGTTTGCTGAACTTGCCGCATACCGTGCCCAATCCATTCGTGAGTTGCAGTTCCTCGCCATTGAGGTCACTGACAAGTTGCGTCGTGCAGGGCTCGCGCAGGAACTCATCGACATTGCTGCGAAGGAAGGCGAAGCCGCCGCTGCTGCACGGTTGCGGATGGCGTCACGACTCCCCCAGACGAGTGCACTGACCGGCACAGCAACACAGGCTGTAACCGCGCTCACCCTTGACCTCAGTTCACGCCTCGAAGCAATGCACCTCCGCATCACCCGATACCCACAAGACGCATACCAGAAGGTCATCTCGTTCACTTCGTCATCACAGATCCTCACCGGACAAACGATGAAGGTTGCACAATCCCAGGCGGTGCAACAGTTCCTGTCACAGGGCATCACCGGATTCGTAGACAAAGCTGGCCGCAACTGGCGCATCGGTTCCTACGCCGAAATGGCCGGACGTACCGCTGTGCGTCGCGCCTACGAAGATGCTGGTACATGGCGGATGCAACAATCCGGTCTAAACCTTGTCACCATCGTCGGTGCCATTGATGCTTGCAAGCTGTGCGCCCCGTGGATTGGGAAAATCCTCTCCACCAACGGGCAGACCGGCACTGTGACGCTTCCCCATGCGACAGAAGACCGTCAGGTTGTTGTGCAGATCGCGGGCACTCTCGACCAAGCGAAGGCTGCAGGCTGGGGGCACCCGAATGACAGATGCCACAGCGTAATATACCTTCCCGGCCTGCCGAATCCACAACAGAGTGTCGAATACTCCCCCGAGCGGGAGAAGGAACGTTCGAAGCAACGTCAGATCGAACGCGACATTCGTGCAGCAAAACGTGACGCTGCGACCGCTGGTGATGATGTTTCCCGTCGGCGTGCTGCCCGTGAGGTACGGGAACGTCAAGCAAGCATGCGTGAGTTCATCAACGACACCGGCAGGAATCGAAGTTCCTATCGCGAGCAACTGCATTTCGCAGACGGCAAATAGCCACCCACACACGTCCTGCAAGAGCAGGCGATCCACCCAACTCGGCCAGGCGCCGCGAAGGAGTACAACCGTGTCCATCCAGACCAGCATCATCCCTGTTCAGTCCAACGTCGACGGCATGGCTGTCATCGGCCGCACAAAGCACCAGCTCATGGGCATCCGGTACGCCGGTGGCGAAGGTGGGGACGGTGGCGATGCTGCCGCTCAGGCCGCAGCCGCGAAATCTGCCGAAGATGCCGCAGCTGAAGCCGAAGCATCGAAAGCCCCATGGACTGCCGAGAACTTCGACCCCGCCCGCGCACAGCGCCTCGTCGAGAACCTCCGCGGCGACATCGCAGCCCAGAAGGCCTCCACTAAGGCCGAGATCGACGCAGCAGTGAAGGCCGCAACCGCCGACGCCGTAAAGCAGTCGAACCTCGCACTCGCGAAGCTCCTCGGCGGCGGTGAAGAACTCGAGACCGACCCTGCCAAGTTGCAGGCCCGCGTCACCGAACTCACCACGAAGGTGTCTGATCAGGACGCTACCCTCACCACCGCACAGGCTGCAGCGAAGGCTGGCCAGATTTCTACACAGGTCGCCATTCTCGCGCACGGTCTTGGTGGTTCCCCGAAACTGCTTCTCGCTAACGAGAAGTTCAAAGCTTCCATCGCGTCGGTAGAGCCGACGGATGAAGCGGCTATCGCAGCCCTCATCACCGCCGAGTTGCAGGCCAACCCGGCGTTGAAAG